TGGTGAGAAGACACGGACTTACTTTGCACGTGTTGCTCCTAAGGCTGCTATGTCTATGGTAGGTGCTCTGTATGATCCTACTGAGTTAGGCATTAAAGAGAAGATGGTAGCAGCAAAAGACTTGCTAGATCGTGCAGGACTTGGTAAGGTAGATAAAGTGGATGTCACATCAAGTGGTGGCATCTTTTATCTCCCACCAAAAGAAGGTACGAACGAATAAGTATTCCAACAAGAGATCTAGGATTTTGGCAACTACCAAAACCACCCAAAGATCACAACAAACAATGGCACACAATAGTCCGTGTAACTAAGAAGATACCTTGGGGCTATGAACTACATCCAGACAATGACAAGCTTTTAGAACCGATTGAACATGAGCTTGAAGCGTTAGAGCTTGCAAAGCGACATCTAAAGCAGTATAGTTATCGTGCGGTAGCTCAGTGGTTGAGCAAAGAAACAGGCCGTTACATATCTCATATGGGCTTAAAGAAGAGAATCGAAGTTGAGCAAAGACGTAGAAAAGCATCTGCAGTTAAACGTAAGCTTGCCAAGTGGCTTGAAGAAACCCTTGCAGAAATCGAAAAACTCGAAAGCCAAGGGGTCGGGGCATACGCAGAGTCCGACAGAGACAGTTGAACAAGTCGCCACCCCTAGTGCACAGACTGTTCCTGCACAGGTAGTCGCTCCTGAGTATGACGTGGATGTAGCACAAGAGGTCGTGTTCAAGCCTAACCCCGGCCCTCAGACAAACTTCCTAAGTTCTTCAGAGCGGGAAGTTCTCTATGGTGGCGCAGCTGGTGGTGGCAAATCCTACGCGATGTTGGCTGACCCACTACACGGTTTGAACGATCCTAACTTTAGTGGCCTACTTGTACGTCACACTACAGAAGAGCTTAGGGAACTTATACAGAAGTCGCAGGAGTTATACCCACGTGCAGTACCAGGTATCAAGTGGTCAGAGCGAAAGTCGCAGTGGACTAGCCCAAAAGGTGGGCGTCTCTGGATGTCCTACTTGGATAAAGATACAGATGTTACTCGCTACCAAGGGCAAGCGTTTAACTGGATAGGCTTTGACGAACTTACTCAGTGGTCTAGTCCTTATGCTTGGGACTACATGAGATCACGTCTACGTAGCTCAGCACGACACTTAGGTCTTTACATGAGGGCTACGACTAACCCTGGCGGCGCTGGGCATCAGTGGGTTAAGAAGATGTTCATTGATCCTGGTCCTTCAAACAAAGCATTCTGGGCTACAAATATTGAAACAGGCGACACTATTACCTATCCTGAGGGACACAGCAAAGCAGGTCAGCCTCTGTTTAAGCGTAGGTTTATACCTGCATCTCTCTTCGATAACCCCTACCTTGCTGAAGCGGGTGACTACGAGGCGATGCTCTTATCATTACCAGAGCACCAAAGGAAGCAACTCCTAGAGGGTAACTGGGATATTAACGATGGGGCGGCTTTCCCAGAGTTCAACCGATCTCAGCATGTCGTTGACGCTTTTGAAGTTCCCGAAAGCTGGGCTAAGTTTAGAGCTTGTGACTACGGCTACGGATCTTATACGGGGGTTCTCTGGTTTGCTGTTGCACCAGACGAACAACTCATTGTTTACAGGGAACTCTATTGCTCTAAAGTTACAGCTACTGATCTAGCTGATATGATCTTAGACCTAGAGAAAAAAGATGGCGGTATGAGATACGGGGTGCTAGACTCTTCTTTGTGGCACAACCGTGGCGACACGGGGCCATCACTAGCAGAGCAAATGATTATGAAGGGATGCCGCTGGCGTCCGTCAGATCGCTCTCGTGGCTCTCGTGTCGCAGGAAAAAACGAAATACATAGGCGTTTACAAGTAGATGAGTTCACTGAGAAGCCTCGCCTAGTATTCATGAACAACTGCACAAACACTATTGCGCAGATACCTAGCATCCCTCTGGACAAAAGAAACCCTGAGGATGTAGACACACAGGCAGAAGATCACTTGTATGATGCTCTGCGATATGGTGTAATGACACGTCCACGCAGCAGCATCTGGGACTTCAACCCTGCAACACAGCGCTCTGGCTTCCAAGCTAGTGACACAACATTCGGATACTAACACATGGCAGAACAAGAAGAAATGTTTGAGACAGATGAAGTCATTGCTGCGGAAGACAGTACAGACAGTATCTTTGAACGTAAGGATAGCGTAGTATCTTTCGTGCAAGAGCGTTACTCACGGGCAGAAGATGCACGTTACGCAGACGAACAGCGTTGGCTAAAAGCATACCGCAACTATCGTGGGCTATATAGTTCTGACGTTCAGTTCACTGATACAGAGAAATCACGTGTATTTGTTAAGGTTACTAAGACTAAGACACTTGCTGCCTATGGTCAGATTGTAGATGTTCTCTTTGGTAACAACAGGTTCCCACTCTCAGTCAACCCTTCTGTGTTGCCAGATGGTGTTGCTGAAGCACTACACATTAACATTGACCCTAAGGCTCAGGCTGCAGGTGATGCGTTAAAAGCTGTAACACAACAGAAACCACCTAGTCCTTACCTGATTAGTGGTGACACTACACTGAAACCTGGTGAGACCCTTATGGATCTTCAGGCTCGTATGGGTGGCTTAAACAGTAAGCTTGAGGCTGTATCTGATAAGATCATTGAGGGTGACGGAACTACACCATCTGCAGTATCATTTCACCCAGCTATGATTGCAGCTAAGAAGATGGAAAAGAAGATCCACGATCAGCTTCAAGAGTCTGGTGCTTCTACCCATCTACGTTCTATGGCTTTTGAGATGGCTCTACTTGGCACAGGTGTCATGAAGGGTCCATTCGCTGTAGATAAAGAATACCCTAACTGGAATGATGAAGGTGAGTATGACCCTCTTGTAAAGACAGTACCAGAGTGTAGCCACGTTTCTTCTTGGGACTTCTACCCTGACCCAGAAGCTAAGTCTATGGACGATGCTGAATATACAGTTGAGCGTCATAAGATGTCTCGCACACAGCTTCGCTCTCTGAAGAACCGTCCTTACTTCATGTCTGATGCAGTACAGATGGCTGTAGACAAAGGCCCAGACTACGTACAGAAGTACTGGGAAATGACTATGGAAGATGACGATACACAGCCATCCTCTGAGCGTTGGGAAGTACTAGAGTTCTGGGGCTTTGTAGACACAGACCTTCTTGAAGAGCACGGTGTTAAGATTCCTAGTGCGTTAAAAGACCTAGACGAAGTTAACTGTAACGTATGGATTTGTAACGGTGAGGTACTACGTTTCGTACTTAACCCCTTCAAACCTACACGTATTCCTTACTATGCTGTACCTTATGAGCATAACCCCTACTCCTTCTTTGGTGTAGGTATTGCTGAGAACATGGATGATACGCAGACATTGATGAATGGCTTTATGCGTATGGCTATTGACAACGCTGCACTATCTGGTAATCTTATCATCGAAGTAGATGAGACGAACCTCACACCAGGCCAAGACTTATCTGTGTACCCCGGCAAGGTGTTCCGCAGGGCCGGAGGCGCACCAGGGCAAGCCATCTTTGGCACCAAGTTCCCCAACGTAGCACAAGAGAATATGCAACTGTTTGATAAGGCACGAGTTCTAGCAGATGAGAGTACTGGATTCCCTAGCTTCGCTCACGGACAAACCGGAGTATCTGGCGTTGGGCGTACAGCTTCTGGTATTTCTATGCTTATGTCTGCTGCTAACGGTAGTATTCGGACGGTAGTTAAGAACGTAGATGACTATCTGCTTCGCCCCTTAGGTAAAGCTTTCTTCTCGTTCAACATGCAGTTTGACTTTGATGAGTCTATCCGTGGTGATTTGGAAGTACACGCCTCTGGTACAGAGAGCTTAATGGCTAACGAAGTACGGTCACAACGCTTGATGCAGTTCTTGCAGGTTGCACAGAACCCAGTCTTGGCTCCCTTTGCTAAGATGGACTACATCATTCGTGAGATTGCTAAGTCTATGGATCTTGACCCAGACAAGGTTACTAACTCAATGAGTGATGCTGCTATCCAAGCTGAGATCCTAAAAGGCTTTCAGGCTCCCGCACAGCCCCCTGCAGGGCCGGGAGGCGTTCCCGCACCCCAAGGTAGCCCAGCGCCAGAAGGACAGGCTCCACAGGGCGTACAGGACACCTCAGGAGGTGGTGGCTCTCAGATAGGCATTGGCACAGCGCCTACACCGGGCGAACAAGGGTTCAGCGGTAATGTCGCTTAAGAGCTTCGTAAACGATAAAGCTTCTTGGGATGCGTTTGTTTCTGAGTTAGAAGAGCGCATCTCATACACGCATAAGAGCATGGAGAACATCTCTGATACTGCAGAGTTGTACAGGCATCAGGGTGCTATCAAAGCGCTGAGACAACTAAAGTACTTGAGGGACAAAGTAAATGGATAAACAGATGGAAATGGCCTTCGCAGAAGGTGGTACACTAGACTTAGACTCTGTACCCGATAACACTCAGGGTGTTGATCCTGTGTCCGGCAACGAAGTTCCACTAGGTTCTATGCCAGAAGAAGTACGTGATGACATCCCTGCACAACTGAGTGAAGGTGAATATGTTGTACCTGCTGACGTAGTACGCTACTATGGCGTTAAGTACTTTGAAGACTTACGTGCTAAAGCTAAGTTCGGCTACCAAGATATGGAAGAGAATGGTCGCATTGGTGGTGAGCCTGTAGATGGCATGGAAGTCATTGAACCAGAAGATGACATGATGTTTGACATCTCTGAGCTAGAGGTTGTGGATGACGGTCAACCTATGGAGATGGCGGCAGGTGGCTATGCTCTTTCACCCGGTGACGAAGGTTACGATGAGATGGGTGCGCTGGGCTTAGGCATTGAAGGTATTAGCTCAGGGTATGGCGGCTCTGGTAGCACCCCTATGGTAGAGGTACGAGCATATAAGAATGAGAGTGGTCACACCATCTACATCACACATATTGATGGTAAGCCTCAGACAAACATTCCTCCAGGGTATTCTCTTGTAACTAGCGAAACTACTGAAGAAGACATAACAGAAGAGCAACCCACCCCTCAAGTTGTAACAAGTAGTAGTGATGACTCACCCCCGCCACCACCTATAGCTAAGGCTATCAACTACAAGGAGCTTACTACTGAAGAGCTTGCAGATATGTTAGAAGAACAGAAGTCTCCTAAGATGAACTTGATTGCTACCGCAGCAAGCGCAGTAAATCCTATCTTAGGTCTCTTCATCAAAGGTGCTGCTATGGCTAGTGCTAGAAGTTTAGAGAATGAGCTGGAACGCAGGATTAATGACGAAGGTACTTCTGTAGCAGATAAAGCTGTACTAGAAGGTTTGCTTAAAGCATCCAAGGAAGAGAAGCCAGGTCTTATCAGTCGTGTGTTTGGTGCTCTGAAGGATGAGTTCTTCCCCGAATCTGAAGAAGAAGCTGCAGCACTTGAAGAGGCTAAGAAAAGGCCACTAGAGATTGTGAAGTTGAGTAGCAACTTAGAGGGTGAATACGAGCCAGGTGAAGTAGCCCCTCTAGGCGCAATAGAACCCGTTGCAGCTGGTTACACTCCAACACCGGAGCCTGTAGAACCAGACTCTCCCTACACAGGCATCACCCCTGAGGTTGTAACTCAGATGGAGAACGCAGTTTCTGCAGCGGCACAGGCCCGTGAGGAACAACAGAAGAAACAGCAGGCTGAGCTAGATGCTAGAATTGCTTCTATGAGCAGTACCGCTAGGGTTAAACGTGAGAAAGAAGAAGCTGCAGCTAGACAAGCAGAGTTGGCACGTCAGCGCTCAGCTAATATCCAACAGGTATCTGATGACTCTGGCTATAGCATTGCGGAACTTGGA